TCATCAAGTAGGTAGACTAAGTTCAAAAGATTTATTGGATTCTCAAATGCAAAAATCAATCTATAAAAGGTATCGTCATGTTGAGAACAATTAAAGTATATGGAAAGCTTAGACAAATATTAGGTCAGTCAACATTTGAAGCTGATTTAAATAATGTAGGACAGGCATTTAGTTTTTTATATAATAACTTTCCTGAGTTAGAGGGTCATTTATTAAACAACAACTATCGAGTATGGACAGGAGATAAATTAATAACTGAAGAAAAATTATCAATGTCTGGCGAAAAAGAAATTAGAATTATTCCTATTGCAACTGGTTCTGGATTTTTAGCTCCTTTTGTTGCACCTCTTTTGGCTGGTGGTGTCTCCTCTGCAATTTCTGGCGTTGTCGGTACAGGTATAATTGGGACAATAGTTACGGCTGTTGGTACTTCTTTAATCATTGATGGTGTCACTTCAATGCTTGCCCCACAACCACCTTCTATGAGTCCGTCTGGCATGGATGCTACAGACCCTGCCTCACTTGCTTCAAACTATTCATTCAGTGGAATCACAAATATTAGCAAAAGTGGTGTTCCGATTAATTTAATATATGGAGAGACTATAGTTGGATCAGTAACAGTTTCAAATGGAATTGACACAGTTCAAGTCAGAGGTGACGCATAATGGCTGGCATACAAGAATTTAGTCAAGATACTGTCTTTACTAATCCAGAATTACCTACCGATACGCTTTCATCAAAGCAATTTAACACGCTTGTTGAAGTAGTAGGGGAAGGAGAAATAGAGGGATCGGCAACAGCATCAAAGGCTGGTCTTACAAAGGGGACAACCGCTTATAACACTTGTTTCAAAAAGGATATTTTCCTTAATGGAACTCAACTATTACTATCCTCTGCAAGTAATACAGCACCAGCAGAGGGTGATTTTAACTTTAAAGATGTAGGTTTTGAACCTAGATTTGGGACATCAGATCAAACTTTCATCAATGGAATTGCAAATATTGAAACAGAAACATCTGTTGGAGTTGCCGTAACTTTTGGAAATCCTATTACAAGAGCCGTTTCAAATAACTCTGTCAATGCAATCAGGGTTACAGTATCATTCACTAATATTCAAAAAGTTGAAGATAATGGAGAAATCACTGGAGCAAGTGCAGGGGTAAAGATTGAGATAATACAAAACGATGGAACTACTACCACACCCATAGATGACACTGTAACAGGAAGGTCAACCAGTTCATACTTTAGAGACTATTTAATAAATTTACCAGCAAATACAAGCTTTCCTATAAACGTAAGAGTGTCCAGAACAACTGCTGATACTACAAGTCCAGAGTTCACAGCTTTTAGCTGGTCGAGTATGACGGAGGTAATATTTAAGCAAAATGCTTATCCTGATACTGCTCATTTAGCTTTAAGGTTTAGTGCCGAATCTTTCCCAAGAATCCCCAAGAGGTCATTTAGGTTAAGAGGAATCAAGACAAAAATTCCTCATAATGCAACTGTTGATATTGCAACTGGTCGTATAACTTATACAGGAACTTTCAACGGAACATTTAAAACTGATAAAGAATGGCACTCAGACCCAGCTTGGGTGCTTTGGGATATTTTGACAAACACCCGCTATGGGCTTTCAGTTGCAGAAAGTTCTTTGGATCAATATACATTTTACAATCAATCTGTTTATAACAATGAATTAGTAGATGATGGAGAGGGTGGTCAAGAGGCTAGGTTTGCAATTAATGTAAATATCACTCAACAACGTGAGGCTTTTAATTTAATAAATGATATTTGTTCAGTAATGAGGGTCATGCCATTTTATGCGGCTGGCTCTATTTCAATATCTGGAGATCGCCCATCTGACCCTGTTTATCAATTTACTCTTGCAAATGTAACCGAAGAAGGATTTTCTTATAGCGGCTCTTCACTAAAGACAAGACATACTGTTATTAATGTTGGTTATTTTGATCTTGAGACAAGAGCTATAGACTATGAAACTGTAGAGGACACCGCAGCAATAGCAAAATATGGAACAGTTATAAAAACAATTAAAACTTTTGGTTGTACTAGTCGGGGTCAAGCCTCAAGAATGGGAAAGTGGTTTTTATATAATGAACAAAAATCTGGAGAATCATGCACATTTAAAATTACTCCTGAGTCTGGAACTTTGGTAAGGTGCGGTCAAATAATTTCTATTAGTGATCCTGTAAAAGCTGGACTAAGAAGAGGTGGAAAAATAAAATCTGCAACAACTACAGCGATTGTGGTTGATGATTCAACAAATACAGATTTAGATGCAACTAACAATGCAACATTATCTGTAATTTTGCCTGATGGTTCACTTGAAACAAAAACTATTTCAAGTATTTCTGGCACAATAATAAATGTCAGTTCTGCTTTTAGTGCCGCACCTAATCCAAACTCTGTTTTTGTAATTCAAAACGACACTTTAGAGACTACAACTTGGAGAGTAATTACAGTAAAAGAAAACTCAGATTTTACTTTTGATGTCACCGCTTTAGCTCACGATTCTGCTAAATATGCTTTTGTTGAAGATGGCGTTGCCTTACCAACAAGAACAACAACAGTTTTAACATCAATCAAAGATGCTCCTAGTAATTTGGAAGCTGAAGAAAAAATTGTTGTTATTGATAACAAGGCAGTGAGTAAAATATTTTTAAACTGGCAACCTGTTCTAGGTGTTAATAAATATCAAGTTCAATATAGATTCAATAATGGTAATTTTATTACTCAAAATGTTATGAGTAACACTTTTGACATAGAAAATAGTCAAAAAGGTATTTATGAGGTTAGGGTTTTTAGTTTTAATGCTATTGACAAACCTAGTGCAGAGCCAGCCATTATTACTGTCAATGCTTTAGGTAAAACAGCACTTCCAGAAGATGTCCAAAACCTGACTATTGAACCCTATAATGATGATTTTGTAAAACTTAGATTTGATAAAGCTACCTCTTTGGACGTGGTTCATGGAGGCAGCGTGGTAGTGAGGCATTCTAATTTAACAGATGGCACAGGAACTTTTACAAACTCTGTTGATCTTATAGCAGCATTATCTGGAAACATATCAGAAACACTGATCCCAGCAATAGAGGGTGAGGTAATATTAAAATTCCGTGATGATGGAGGAAGGCTTAGTAATGGAGAGACTTCTGTTATAGTATCTCCACCAAACACACAGCCAACATTAGCAGCTTTTACAGACAGAGAAGATACCGATTCACCGCCTTTTGGAGGAGCAAAAGTAAACACATTTTTTGATTCAACACTTGGTGCTCTTACTTTAGCTTCAACAACAACTATTGATGAAGTCACTGCACTAATAGATACTTTATCCCAAATAGATTTCTTAGGTGATGTTGCACCAACTGGAACTTATGAGTTTGCTAATCCATTAGATTTAGGGTCAACAATGGATACTAAGTTAACAAGGCATTTTGTAACCGAATCTATTTATGCTAACTCATTTATAGACCAAAGAACAGCTTTAATAGATACTTGGAACGATATTGACCAGTTAACAGCTTTTGAAACAAATGCAAATTTATTGGTGGCAACTACAACACAAGATCCAGCTTTATCAACTTCTGGTACATATGCTCAATCAGGCACAACAATAACAATTACAAAATCTTCTCATGGTTATTCTGTTGGAAGTTTTGTTGTAGTAGATTTTACCTCTGGTAATGGTGTTGACGGAAATTATGAAATAAAAACAGTTCCCAATGCAAATACATTTACTTTAACTGCTTCGGCCAGCCAGACAACAAGTGGTAACTGTACATATGGGGCAGAGTTTGGTTCATTTAACACTTTTACAAATGGTGTTTTAAGAGGTAGAGGATTTAAATTTAAAGTTAATTTGTCATCAAACGACCCAGCACAAACAATTCTTATCAAACAACTTGGATACACTGCCACACTAAATAGAAGAGTAGAAACTGTAAATTCTGTTATAGCTTCTGGCACATCAACAAAAGCAGTTACATTTCAAGATAAATTTTTTACAGGCTTTAGTGGTACAGACGTTGCGGCAGATGCAGCTAAACCAACAATAGGAATAGTTATTGAAAATGCACAATCAGGTGATTTCTTTTCCTTGTCATCTATCAGTTCGACAGGTTTTTCAATAGATATAAAAAATGGCTCTAGTTTTGTTGATAGGAATTTTAAATATACTGCTGTGGGTTTTGGTCGAGGCTCTTAAATTATGATAACCTTAAAGAAAAATTGAGTTGCAATGGCTACACATGATTACGTTCTAGATAATGCCAGTGGAGCAGTTTTTCGTGCAGATTTAAATAATGCTTTAGCTGCTATTGTTAGTAATAATTCATCATCATCTGAACCAAGTACAAAATATGCCTATCAATGGTGGGCAGATACAAATGACGGTGTTTTAAAAATAAGAAATAGTTCAAACGATGGTTGGGTAACTTTATTGCAACTTGACGGAACTTTAACGCTTGAAGATGGCACAAACTCCGCACCAGCACTAGGGTTTCGAGATGATTTAAACACTGGTATTTTTTCGAGTGCGGCTGATACTTTGGATATTACTTGCGGAGGAACTACAAGAGGCAGCTTTTCTTCATCTGGTTTGACAGTTACAGGAAATGTAACTGCAACAACTTTTGTTGGAAATGTAGATGCAGTTGACGGAGACTTTGACGGAACTCTTGAAGCTGATGCAATTACTGTTGCGGGTGTAGCTTTAGCAACTGTTATTGCGGGAACAACAGTTACAACGGCCACTAATGCAAACCACGTTTCTGTTGCAGACAATGAATCAACTAATGAAAATAATTTAATACCATTCATTGAGGACGCTTCAGCGACAGGCAATGTAGGCTTAGAGTCTGATGGAGATTTCACTTACAACCCATCAACAGGAACAGTAACAGCAACAACTTTCTCAGGTGCTTTGTCAGGAAATGCTACGACTGCAACCACAGCAACAAACGCAAATCATATTTCTGTTGCTGATAATGAATCTACAAATGAAAATAACTTAATACCTTTTATTGAAGATGCTTCTGCCACTGGAAATGTAGGACTTGAATCAGATGGAGACTTTACATATAACCCAAGTACAGGAACAGTTACGGCTACCAAATTTGTAGGTGAAACAGTTGTTGGCGATAGTTCACCACAGCTAGGCGGTGACTTAGATACTAACGATCATCATATAATTCTAGATGAAAGTCATTTTTTATATTTTATAACTAATGGAGGTTCTTCATTTCTTGGAAAAACTTCATCAGGATTATTTCTACAAAATAATGGTGATTTATTTATAAGAGGTGATGATGTATTTATAAATGGCGATAATGGTGAAATTTTAGCAAGATTTAATGAAGATGGAGGTTGTCAATTAAATTTCGATCAAAGTACAAAATTTTCAACAGTTACAGGAGGCGTGAGTCTTTCAGGAGGAACCACAGCTAACGTGGCAGCCCTTACTGATGGGTCAACAATAACAGTAGATTTTGATACAGCCTGTCATCATTCAGTGACACTTGGAGGAAATAGAACATTATCTGCCACTAATTCCACTACCCATGTAGGAATGTCAGGAAGTATATTTATTACACAAGACATAAATGGGTCAAGAACTCTAGCCTATGATGCTGCTTTTAAGTTTGCTGGTGGCACTGCTCCAACTCTTTCAACTGCTGCAAATGCTATTGATAGATTGGACTACATAATAAAAGCAAGTGGTGTGATTCAAGCAGTTCTCACTTTAGATGTTAAATAATGCCATTCTTTGACCCAATACGATTAGGTGCTTCAGGGGCTGGTGCTGCCGATTTTACAGTAGATCGTAGTTTAAGGTTTAATGATGATGATAGTCCTAGATTGACAAGGACATTAGGAAGTGAAGGTAATAGAAGAAAATGGACTTGGAGTTGTTGGTTTAAGCCATCTAATCTTGGAGCTGTACAAGTTTTTTTATTATCACAAAGAACAAATTCTGATAATCAATGTCATATCATGTTATCTAGTGATCAAGTTGATTTTGAAAGTGGTGGAGGTAAGGGCAGAGTAAAAACGCAAGCTGTATTTAGAGATGTTAGTGCTTGGTATCATTTAGTTTTGCACTTGGATTCTGATAATTCAACAGCAAGCGATAGAGTAAAAATATATATTAATGGCGTACAACAAGAACTTACTATACAAACAACTGTAGCAACAGGCGATCATGGAATGAACAATAATAATCAGCAACAAATAGGCGCACAAGCGAGTACAAATGATCTTTTTTATGATGGTTATTTAGCAGAAATTAATTTTATTGATGGACAGGCTTACGACCCATCATATTTTGCTGAAACAGATGCACTAACAGGTCAATGGAATCCTAAAAAATATACAGGTTCTTATGGTAGTCAAGGATTTTATTTAAAATTTGCAGACAATTCTGGAACGACTGCAACCACACTTGGCAAGGACTCTTCTGGTAATGGCAACAACTTCACACCGATTAATTTTTCTGTTAGTGCTGGGGCTGGTAATGATTCTCTTGAGGACACACCTACAAATAATTTTTGTACTCTCAGTCCAAAACTAACTGATACAAGAACTGATTCAAGTTTTGTCAATGGTAATTTAAGCGCTACTACAGGGTCAGGAGCTTCAACTATTGGTTCAACCTTTGCCCAGACTACAGGTAAATGGTACGCAGAATTTGTATGTACAGCAAAATCATCAACAAACATGATGATTGGTGTTAACTCAGTAAATGGATTTGATGGAGAGAGACAGAATAATGAATCACAAAATGGTGGTGTTGGATATGGCTACATAAATAATGGTAATAATGCTTTACCAGATGGTTCAAATAATTCTTATGGAGCTAGTTGGGCAATAGATGATGTTATGGCCATTGCCTTAGACTTGGATAACAATACTGTCAATTTTTATAAAAATAATTCTGCACAAGGAACAATCAGTATTGCTGATGGTTATAACTACACCATGGTTTTTGGGCATGGTCAAGGAGGAGTTACTTGTACATTTGATGCTAATTTCGGTCAAAGACCTTTTACTTATACTCCTCCATCAGGATTTTTAGCACAAAATTCATCAAATTTACCTGACCCAACAATATCAAAATCTAATGAGCATTATGATGCTTTACTTTTTACAGGTACAGATAGTACACAAAGTATTACTGGACTTAATTTTCAGCCTGATTGGGTTTGGTTAAAAAGTAGAAGTGATTCACATAATCATGGAATTGTTGACGCTAATAGAGGAAGAGCAGCAGTATTATTTCCAAATAGCGGTACTGGTGAACAAACAAGTGGTAGTTCTAATGATTTGGTTTCTTTTAATTCCGATGGAATAACTGTGGGGTCAGTTCAACGTCTTAGTTCTGCAAATAATAATGGAACTAATATTGTTGCATGGGCTTGGAACGCTGGTGGTTCAACTGCATCAAATAGCAACGGAGGTATTTCATCATCAGTAAGAGCAAGCACCACTTCTGGGGTTTCCATAGTAACCTACACAGGAAATGGTTCTAGTGGAGCTACTGTTGGTCATGGTTTAGGAGTAGCACCAAAAATTGTACTTGTTAAAAGACGTAATGCTTCAGATGATTGGAGAATGAATATAGGTTTAGTTTTAGGTAGTGGTAAAGATGGTCATTCAGTAAAATTAAATTCAACTGGTGGTGAAGCTGATACAAATAATTTATTTAACAGTACAAATCCCACCTCTACAGTTTTTACTTTAGGAGACAGTTCAGATGTAAATAGCAATGGAAGTACATACGTTGCTTATTGTTTTAGTGAGGTAGCTGGATTTAGTAAATTTGATAAATATGTTGGTAATGGCAGCTTCAGTAACGGCACATTTGTTTTTACAGGTTTTAGACCTGCTTATTTGTTAGTTAAAAATATAACTTCTGGCAGTACTAATTTTATAATTAAAACTTTAAAAATATCCAAGTTTAATACACAAGCACAAGGTATTGCGGCAAACCGACCAGATGCAGAAGTATCCTCTTTAAGCTCATTTGACTTTTTTGCAAATGGTTTTAAAGTTACAAATAATGGAAGTTTTACAAATACAAATGGAGACACTTATATTTATTGGGCATTTGCTGATTCTCCTTTCAAATTTGCAAGAGCATTGTAGAATAGTAATATGGCATTTAAATTAGACGGAAAACCTTTAGCAGTTGATGTTCCTTTTACAGTTGGGACAGGAGAAGATGCTGTTAATTACCCTGCTAATTGGTTAAGACTATCAACGGCAGATGAGAAAACAGCACTTGGCATTACAGAGGTAGCTGACGACCCAACATATGACTATCGTTTTTACTGGAATGATGGAACGGCAAAAGCACTTGATGATGTAGACGCAAAAGATGAGGAAGGTAATTTAATAAAAAATGAAGATGGCACTCAGGTGGTGACATTAGGTGTGAAATCAGTATTGAAAGCACAGGAAAAAAAGACTGCTGGTGCTTTATTAGCAAGATACGATTGGTACGTTGTAAGAAAAGCTGAAAAATCTACTGCAATTCCTTCAGCAATTACAACTTATCGTGATGCAGTTAGAACAGCTTGTAATACAAGGGAAACCGAAATAGATAATTGTGCAGATACAGCAGCTTTAGTAACTTTATTTAGCAATAAAGAAGATGGCACTCCTAACATGACACAATATCCATCAGATCTTAATCAATAATGAATCTTAAAGACAGAAAAGAACAATTAATTAAAGAAAATCAAGAAGCTATTACTGAGTATGAGAAGGCCATACAAGCCGCCAATATGTTTAAAGCGAAAGCTTTTTCTTGTCAGGAAAGATTGAAAGAAATAGAAATGCTTATTATAGAGTCAGAAGAAAAAGTTAATTAACCTTTTCCATTTGTTTAGTCATATAGCTGGTTATTAAATATAAAGGAGTAATAGTAGGAATAATTATCAAAAAAGATATAATAAGACTGTGAGAAATCGCTTTCAGTATTGCCTCTTTAACCATGTTTCAAAAGATTTGTCAGATAGCTTCATTGTTGTCGCTTTTTTTAACCTTGTCAATGTTAGGCGGTTCATACTACGCTTACCGCTTTGTTACCAGTGAACAGTTTAAAGCAAGAGTAATGAATGAGGTGCTTAATAATGTGCAGGGCATGATGCCCAAAGTTTTAGATAACGCTTTACCAGATATGACAGGGCCTACAGTTCCAGAGTTTATAAAGCCTAAGAGTTGATGGAGATACCAGAAATAGGTATCAGACAAATAAATGTTCCAGAGGTTTATATTCCTGAGATATACAAGCCTGATCCTGTATTGCCTGTAATAACAAATCTTGAAATAAATGTTGTAGGTTGTACTTATCAGCATAGAGATATAAAAAATACTGGCAATACACAGCTTTTGCTTGATGACCCAAATGGAGTATTCCTGACTTGTGGTGAATCTTTGTTTCCTAGCTTTTACCCTATTGATTACAGACCAGATCAGTTAATGATTACTGAAGATTTACCGATAACAAATGAAGCTCCACCCATGCCAGAGTCAGATATTCCAGAAACTAAAACACCGAAAGAAAAAGAAGAAATAAAGATAGAACCATGCCCACCAAAAGATGCACCATTTAGAACAGGAGATTACAGAAATTCGTCAAGAATCGAAAAATTGGTAAAATACGAAAAAAGCATAGGTGGTTCCTGTGACCCGATCTGGGCAAAAGTCCCATTCAGAGAAACTTTTATTGGTTCACCTGAAATACTCATTTCTACTGCTGTTATCGGTGTGGTTGCTGGTGGGTCTGCGGCTCTTGTACCTGTAATACAAGGAATTGCAAAGGCTGGAATGAAGAAGTTAGGCAAGCGTTTTTCTAAAAAAGACAAGGTATAAACATAAGCAAAGGATTTTACAAGCCCTTTACAGGCGATTTAAAAGCCTTATTTTTTTTCGATTTTATGAGTATGAGGCAAAACTTGGTTTGGTTGTGCAATAAGTTTGATTCCGTCACAATTTATTTGATACTTACCTGTAAAGACAACTCCTAACCTTGCTTGCTCACCACAAATCTTTAAACGATACAATTCCATTTCCATTTTTGTTTTAGATATTAATAGCTCTTGAGCTTCAATATTTACCCTTGCAGCTTTTTGGCATAGCTCACCACCTTTACCTAAAGGAATATTAAATTGCATTGATATTCCATAATTTAAGTTGTAATTATCTTTTTCAAATCTTGGTGTTTCTTGGATATATTTTATTGCCCCTGTGTCCTCGTCATAGATGTTTTGTTTGGTAACTGTCTCTATAGGGCGGTTAAAGCTCCATGCGTCTGTTAGATAGGGAGTTATGGTCAAACTGGGCGAGGTGCAAACAATCCCTTGACTGTAGCGATTCTGAGGCAAGCTGGAGGGAGTTATCATTGTTGCATTATTGTTCACTACCCCTTGAGCATTGCTGCTGGGCGAGGCAACAGTGGTATTTGCTAAAACTTTCGCAGGGGCTAAAAATAAAATTATTGCCCAAAGACAGAGGTTGTTTCTGTGGTTGTAGTTGTTGTTATTGTTCGATTTATATGGGTTATTGTGTCGATTCCACTTCCTTGTAGTGACTCTACTAAACTGAAACTTTCCCCAGCGTTTTTGATTTTCCATCTAGGAATCGCCTCTAAATTTGCGGAAGTCCAACTAAAATTAACCCCTTGAAGTGTTTGAGTTGTTTCTGTCGTAACGTCAGGGTTAATATATCCGTTGAGATCAGCCGACTCAATATTGTGACCACTTGCGGAATATGAAAAGCCATTATTCCACTGATAGCTTGAAATTTGCTCATTAATTACAGATTGCGAAGTAGAACTCTGAGTACTAGAACCGCTACGGAACTGAGGGACTACAGGTGTGGCAAGGGTTCTCAGAGGTAGTAGTAATATTAATAATAGCCAAAATCTAGTCAATTTCAATCTGAACAGTAGTTGAGGCAATACAACTTGTTCCAGAACCGCCAGCAGTACAAGTATGAATACCAGAGGATAAAGAAGTAAGAGCTAGACTTCCAGCAGTACCACCAGAGATAACTGTTGTTTGTCCACCTAATACTGGAAGAGTTGCTATGCCGCTTGATGGAGTTATTGCAGTTTGTGTTCCATCACCAGCTTGATATGACTCAGAAAGAGAAAAGGCTGATGAGGCATTTGAGACTGTTTTATTTGTGTGGATTACGTTAGGTGCGCCGTTACTTCCAAAGCTGCCAAGATTCAGTCCACCTATTCCATTTGTTACTATACTGTCCCCTGTTCCTGTAGAAGTAGTAATATTATTTCCACTTATAGAGTATGAACTAGGTGCGGCATTTGTAATGACATAAGGAGAGTCAATAGAAATTTGTGCAGAGGTCACATACTTGGCCGTTATATCTGCAAAGGCACTAGACGGAGAAAGAAAGATGATAAATGGAAGAATAAACTTTTTCATTTGATACCAGCTTTAGTATTCTTATTATCCACTATAACTGATTTCTTTCCGTTGCCATTCTTACCCTTTACAGCTATTCCATAAGAACTTGCGATATTTCCCACAAGGCCAGCAGCGAAAGTGTCGAGCCTGATTCTTTCCATATATCCAAGAGTCATAACTGACAAAGCCCAACAAAGGATAATGAATCGGATTGCGTGTCCAAAATAATCCCGACTTTCCTTTTCTTCTTCTTCCATGAAATTAAGGTTTCTTGTCTAATACTAGCAATTTAGCTATGTTTGGAAAAACAAACAATTCAATGATTAGATTTATCAAGCCAATTTTAAAATTTTTCGTTAAGTCAAATGCCGTAAAATCCTTAGTTGTGGGACTGCTGGAGGACTATGCCGCTTCCACTGAGACAGATATTGATGACGAAATTGTAAAACTGGTCAAAGAAAAGTTATGGCCTAGCGTGTGATGAAAAATATAATTGACGCACTTACTGACAGCTACAGCCTTGAGGGTGAGTTCGAGGTGCAAAAGTCTATACAGTTTATTGAGAAACTAGAGGACATTGAGTTGCTTAAACCTTATGCAATCAAGCTATTACAAACAAATGCAAAGCAAGCTCATTTTGTAAGCACTTCTCTTGAAGTTATATCTCAGCAAGCCGCTTATATATTTAAGTTAGAAAAAGAATTGAAAAAGAAAAAAGCGACCCTTTGGGATCGCATTAGATACGTTTTGTTTAATAAAAAATAGAGGTCTTACATAAAGTGGTTATGGAACAAAAAGCTCGCCCTTAACTATTGAGTGTTAGCTGTGGTTAAGAGTTCTCTTTGTGAAATACCTTAATGCCTCTTAGTTAGGGAACTAAATCCTTTTCTGTAATATCAAACCAAGTTGCAGACTCTGTAACCATACCAGTAAGCTCATCTGTTTTTGTGACTTCACAAAACTCGTAAGTTCTTTCAGATTCTGGGTGATAAAAAATCTGACCTACATAGGGATTGTTTGGAAAAGTTACTAAGTACATAATCAAAAAGGTAAATCTTCAGGAAGTTCACGCTGGTTTGCTTTAACGTTTACAGTCCTCTCAGAGGCTGGTTTAGGGTTCATGGGTGCAATCTTGCCTGAGTTACCCCAGAGGCCGCCCCAGATCGAAAAGCCAGCAACTTCATCGTAATCTGATTTGTTTTTGTAAACCCTTATCTTACTATCTTCGATATGGGCATTATCAACCATAGTTTGTAACCAGTTTGCCATTTTCATGGCTTCATCAACTGTTAAGTCAATAATTACGTTTCTTTCTGGTGCGTTTTC